CCTAACACCTGAGTTAAGCCGCGCCGCGAAGCGGCGTCGGCTTGGACGAATTGTTAGCCGTATGCCCGGCTACCACGCAGAATACTTGCACCGCCCCGCCGCGGAACTACAGAAGAAGACCCAAGTGTAGCCACGCTCCTGATGCCACCATGGCTCAAGGCCCTCCTTGCGACGCCCAGAGACCTCTTGCTGCCATTGCTCGGAGCCCTCTGACCGGGGAAGACCGCGAGTGAGGTGCCTGTAGAACGTCTGCGCGTGCTCAGGGCTGAAGTAGAACTCGCCCTCAGAGGTGCTGAGATCTAGGTTGTTCGAGGTGCGAATATCTCTGGCAGATGGCGGCAGAAAGTCAGGTAGCCAGCCGCGCTCAAAGAGCCTATCCGCTCGTGCTTCTTCCAGAGTCGAATAGCGGGTAGTGACGACGTCCGATATGCAACCGGTGAGTGCGAGAACCACTGCTGCGAGTGCGATGGACTTGCTCATACGGCTAACACCTGAGTTAAGCCGCGCCGCGAAGCGGCGTCGGCTTGAATGATTTGTTAGGGCGCAAAGTAGCAGAAGACCGGGACAGGTGGGCGCGCGAGCGCACGGCAAGCGGTTGCACGCAGTTGCCAGTGGCGTCCGAGAGCCGAGTTGCATGTGCGCACGCCGAGAGAGCCGCGAGGAAACGCTGTGGGCGACGAGAGTGCCCGCGTGTCTGCTGCCGCGAGAAGCCGCGGGCGCGAGCCGATGCTGAGGCAAGCACGAGCCGGTGAACGATGCTGGCACCGAGCGCCAGGAAGTCAACGGAAGAACCGGTTGGCGAGTTGCGCCTGCACACGGCCTGGCTGTGCCCCGACAGATGGATTGCTTAATCCGGGATTGCCCGAGACAACGCGGGATCGCGTGGGATCGCGGCGCTTGATTATTACGGGATTGCTTCTGTATAACGGGAAATACCGAAATAAAACAGGCCCGAAAAAATGGCGCGCAGATCAGAGGTCATGAAGCTCCCGACAGACGTTCGGGAATTCGTCGATGCACAGCTGCGTGGCGCTGTGTACGGCAACTACGACGGCCTGTCGAAGCAGCTACTCAAGCGTGGGTACAACGTCAGCAAATCCGCGCTACACCGCTATGGCGTTGCCTTGCGGCAGGTTGATGCGGCCAACGGAAGGCAGGACGTCCAGGTGGCTGCTGTATCAATCGAGAACAGCGCGGTAGCCGTAGGCAGGCGCGACGGCCTGCTGCTTGAGCTGGGGCGTCTGGCGCATCGCCAAGCCGAAATCCTGACGGAAATTGCCCGTCTCGATTCGGGATCGTCCCACTAAGCTTAAAGCCGCAAAAAAGCCGTGTTTTAGCCGGCATGGAGATAGCGCCAACGTCACATGGTTTGCGCGCGAACCGGCCCGCCGCAGTTTCAGCGACACATGGATTGTTCAATGCGTGAAATTCTCGCGAAACGGCTTCACTATGCGGCCTTCAGCGACTGTGCGAGGGTGAAAATGCCGCAAGAACGGCACACCTAAGTGCGAACGAGCAGGAAGCTAAGTCGGGCGGGGATTTGCCTGTCCGACTTATGTGGAAACCGCTCTAGAACACCATCTCATGCGGATCAACCAATCCGAAGCGCAAAGTAAAAAGTCGGACGCAGGTGGGAACCAGATGGCGACGTTGTAGGTGCCTTCCCTAGCCATAGACAGTGGGTCTGTCTGTCCTCTACAGCGCGAATTGTTTCGCACCCAACCGCTATAGCGAAACCGTTCAACTTGCCATCGTCGCAGGGATGTGCCGCCACGGCATACAGAGGCAGTGTTGAAGGGTCTTGATGAGACGTCCGAAGAAGAGATTGCCTCACTACCCAGGGGGCTTTGGGGTGCCAATCTCTCCGAATTGGTCGATGTGTTGACCGCGTACTACAAACGTACCGGGAAAGCCCCTAGCGAAGCCTTCAAAGACGCTTCTGTGATCGCGATCTTGCTTGCCAAACACCTGGGCGGAAAACCCTTTTACCTGCCGATGGGCAAGCGTTTGCAAGCGGCGCTGAGGGACGAAGAAATCTATCGCGCGAACAACGGGCGTAATGCCCACGAGCTGGCCGAACGCTACGGCATGTCGCTCCGAATGGTGCAGCTAATCATTGCAAGGCAACACGATTTGCAGCGAAAGAAGCGGAAGGGACTGATCACATGACCTTCATCGCAGACACGAAACTGATGCGTGCTTGCCGCCACCCATTACGACTCATGGCCTTAGTGACGCGCACGCTTCCACTACTTGAGGTGGCGAACAAACCTAACGCGCTGATAGATCGCGTAAAACGAGACTCGAAAGGAACCCTTCCATGTTCGAAGTAAACAAGGCCGGATCGCTCAAGCATGGGCTCAAAGTCGGCGACGAAACGCACATGGATTTCGTCTTGCGCGAGCCAACCACGGGCGATTTATTGGACGCAGAAAACGATGCGGACGTTAGCAAGCCTTTGAATTACACGGCCGCATTGCTCGCCAGGCAGCTTGTGCGAATCGGATCGTATGAAGGGCCGTTCACTACCTCGATGATCCGACGCCTGCATCGGGTGGACTTCGCGATGTTGATGCAAGCGCAGCGTGAGGTGGACACAGCGGGGGAAGGCGAGCAGCACAGCTAACCAATCGCCTAGATGCTGTGCTGCTACTAGCGATTAAAACCGGATGGGATCGTAAAACGATTGATGCACTGCCAAAGCATGAGCTCGAGCACTTCTTGCGACGCATCACACAGGATCTGAATGACGAGTAGTCTGACCCTCGCAGCGCGGCTCCAATTGGAAGCGGGACAATGGGCGCGTGCGCTCAGCGGCGCGCAGACCAAGACGCGTAGATTTGTTTCTGGCGTGCGTAATGAATTCGATCATTTGCGGTCCTTCGCACAGTCTACAACTGCGGTTCTGGCACAGATCGGCGTAGGAATAACGGTCGCAGATCAGGTCATGAAATCTGCGCGACTCGATCAGTCGCTGACCCGCATCGGACAAAGCGCTGGTGCAAGTAGAAAAATGATCGATGAAATGCGCGGTTCACTGATGCGGATGGCGCAGGAAACGGGAAACTCAGTAGAAGACCTACAAGCAGGGCTTGACGTTCTGATTGCCGGCAATCTTGATCCGAGCAAGGCGGTTGCCACGTTAGGGGCAATCAACAAGGCTTCAAGAGTCACGCAGGCCAGCCAGGAAACTCTCGCTAGCGCATTGATGGTGTTGAACACAAATTTCAAGATCAACTTGAATGATGGCGATGCCGTGACAGCCATGCTGGAGAAGATGACAGTTGCGGGGCGAAAAGGGTTCTTGGAGCTCAATTCCCTTGCCGATGTGATTCCAAGGATTGCCCAGCCGGCAAAGAGCGCGGGAATGAGCGATACGGGGATGTTCGCATTCTTGGAAACGCTCTCCAACGCGGAACAAGACCCCAGCCGGCTGGCCACCCTTGCAGAAAGCACGCTTCGGATATTCAACAACCCCCGAGTACCGGAAGCAGGTGCAGAAGGCGACTGGGGTCAAGTTCGTGGATGAAAAANNCGAAACTGCGACCGGTGTACCGCGATCTTTAGCGACCTGCAAGACAAATACAGCAGGCTGAAAACCGGAGGCCAGCGCCAGCGATTCGCAGGCGATGTGTTCGGGCAGATGGATATCACGACCCAAACCGGTGTGATGTCGATGCTGGATCAAGGCATGCTTGGAACGATGGCGGATATACAACGCGCCATCGCCGAATCGGGCGGAACGTTCGATCGGGACATGGCGGGCGCCATGAATAATGCAGTTGCCCAGGTCGGCGTTCTCAAATCGAAACTACGCGAAGCAGCAGACGGCTTTGCACAACCGATCAACGCGGCATTGACCGCCAGCATAAAGCAACTAACTGGCGAGAAGAAAGACGGAGGCTGGGATTTGAGCGGCGGCCAATTGGTCGCTGGCGGCTCGCTGGCCATTGCGGGTCTCTATGGCGCAAGCCGGGTCATGAAAGGCCCCGTAGCGGGTTGGTTGCAGAAGATCACGGGCGGCAGCGGCAACATCGCAGCAGGTGCGGCAGCAGGCACCGTCATGAAAGAGGCGGGGCTGGCGGATGCCAGGGTCTACATCGTCGGCGCTGCGCCAGGGGTGTTCTCAGGCAACGGCCTAGCTGGCAGTGGGGCAGCCGCCCTTTCGGCAACGACCGGCAAGCGACTTGCGAAGGTCGTCACGGGGGTTTTGCCTGCGGCCTTTGCCGGCTGGGAAATTGGAACCTGGCTACGCGAGCAATCGCTCAAGACGGAAGCCGGACGTAAGCAAGATGAGGATCTTGGTCGCTCTATCGCCAAGGGCTTGGCATTCCTCGGCTACAAGCCAGCGCGCGATGCTCTTGCAAACGAACAGCGCGCGATGAAGTTAGAAATCGACGTTCGAACTGATGGAGGGGCTAGTGCGCGAGTGCGGCCCGACTTCAGCGATGTGCGCAACGGCGCCACCGCTCGCATCCGCACCGGGCGCATGCTCGACAGGCCTGGTCGTGAATAGACAGCAATCGGTCAGGCGCGATAGCGCTGGGAACCTCGCAGCCGCCACCAATGGCGGGGCAGAGCCGTTTAAAAGCCCTTTAAACGGCCCGTCAAGCCATTTACAGGGTGGCTCGCGTGCCCCGCTAGCGCGCAGCCAAACAATGGCCCCTGTGACGCGTCCTGTCGCCGCAGCCATGTCCACTATTTACTACTAGGTTTCGCCTTATGACTCTGCGTGCTTTCCAATGTTTCGCAGCGGGCGCCCATACTGATATGCATGGGCGGACGTGTGTGTTCAGCCAGATGGACCTCAAGGCCATCGCGATTGGGTATGAACCTACGCGCCGAACTGCCCCCCTTGTCTTGGGTCATCCCGACGACGATTTACGCGCGCCCTCCTATGGCAGCGTCAAGGGCCTTGTAGCAGAAGGCGACTCGCTGTTTTGCATCGCAGACGTGACGCCCAACCTGCTGGAACTGGTGCGAGCCGGCCGCTATGCGAAGGTCTCGGCATCATTTTTCTTGCCTGGTACCACTGGGAATCCCGGCGGTGCCAACTACTACCTGCGGCATGTCGGCTTCTTGGGCGCCGCAATCCCGGCTGTGAAGGGAATGCAACCCCTCGCGTTCGCGATATCGCTCGGCAGATATCAGGATGAGATGGAGGCCGCCGTGGCGCACTCCAGTTTTTCGGCCAACGGGGTCAACGGGGAATCGCGTAATGCACAGCTATGTCGTGTCGCCAAAGACCTTTGCCGTGCCATTCCCGACATGAGTTTAATATCAGCTGCGTCCCGCGCTGAGCGCGCGATTTCCCAATAGAGGTGCCCATGAACACCAATTCATCCGTTCTGCAAAAAATCAATGTTCTTATGCCGGAGTTGAGCAAACAGCTCGGCGCGCTTCGTCAGGCACAGGCAGATAATGCGACTAAGATTTCCGAGTTGACAAAAAAGCGCGCAATGCTCGTTGCATCTCCGATCACGAAAGAGGATTACGCTGAACTGATATGTATCGATATCGATAGGGTGGCAGACTCCTACCGCGACCGCATTGCAAAGTCGCTTCGGAATCAAGCCTTCAGTAGAGTTCCTGTACAAATTTCCACGGCCCTGACCGTGCTTGAAGGAAAGCGCGATAGTGCAATTTTGATTGGAAAAATCCGTGACCCTCACGACAATGATTTCGACCTCGAACCGTTAAGACAATTGGCCGCAACGTTCTTCATGCGCGATGCGATGAAGAAATCTGCACGTGAGGCTGTCGAAGCCATCGAGACGTGGCCGTTCCCGAATGCGAAACCCATGCGAGAAACGATCGCCAAGATCAACGAAATTGACAAGGATCTCGCTGCATTGGGTGAAGAGAAACAAGCGCTGGATAGCGCTGCAGGCAGCTTACAGCTTGGAGAGTAAGCCAAGCGAATTTCAGCCGGTCGCAGGGGATGCCTGTGCTATGGAGCAGTTTCACATGAGGGATGGGAGCGTTGTTGTGCGACCACAAGCGCGGGTCTGCAAGGCAACGCCTCAGAAGTGAAGTCTTCGTAGTGTTTTACCATCACGAAGCGGCAGGCAAACTCGCATCTGGCCACTGACCTTCCCCATGTATAAGCGATTGACATTGCAGTCTTCAGCAGAGCATGCTGCACTTGTCGCCGCCCAATCGGCGACCGGGTTTGGAAGCCCGTCTCCAGAGGCGCACCAGCGCCCGACGACCGATTCCGGGCGCTTTTCATTTGCCCGGATCGGTCGGTTCGGGCGTCGCCACGTCAAGCATCTATGGCGGGCGGTGCGCGGAGACCGCAAGGTCTGCCGGTCCTCTGGCCGGTCTTCCAACCGCGTACCGTCCGTCACCTTGTTTGGAAGCGAGGTGGCGGATTCCCCAACTCCAGAGGAATCCACCATGAATGCCGTTGCCTACCAGTTTCCCGTCGCAGCTAGCGTCAGTGATGCGCGTGACTTGCTCGATGAGCTCAGCCGCCTACAGGCGGCCGTTGCGTTGATCCTTGATCCCCACGAGGATGCGCCGGTCGTGGATCGCAATACCTGGCTCGCTGTGGCCGGTGCCTTCGATGCGCTGCGCTATGCACGTGTCGTCAAGCCGAAGTTGCTCACACTGGCACGAAGGGCCGTCGAAGACATGCTCGATCCGCAGGGTGGCTGCGGTGGCATCGGTCGGGAGGAGCTCTTCGCGTTGTTCACAGTGATGAGTCGTGCACAGGATTACGTGGTGACGCTGATGTGCATCGACACTATGCCTAGCGGAAGCACGAGAACCGGGCAGCGTGTCATCTCGCCGCACGACAAAGCGCTGCGAGAGCGCTCTGCCGTTGTTGACTTGTTCGCTCCTATGCCGGCTCATTAAGCTGGTCGCGCCCAGTCGTTGCCGCGACTGGGCGCGATCTACCGGAGACAGAAATGGCCAAGAAGCCAAGCGCCACGAAAGTTCGCCAGGTGTTCAAACGAAAGATGCGCGAGGGCGCATTGCTCTCGCGCGTCGATAGCTACTGGACCGGCGTCGAGTTGACGTTTGTGGTGTCGCCGCTGGACCGCTGCGGCAGCGCGCGCCTCTGCTTACCGCCGATGAGTCCTGACTTCGCCCGCTGCTTGGCGATCGCGTTGCTCGACGCTGCTGGTGTACCCGACGGCGCGCCCGTGGCGCAGGGCAATCGCGGGCGCAAGGTGTTCCCGAAGAGTGTATTTCGCTTTGAGTTTTGATCATGCAGAGTGGCGCGAACGCTGCCGCGGATGAAATGTCATGAAGAAATCGCCAATCACACCGCACGACCTCGGAGAGATCATGGCCGCGCGCATGCAGGGCGCGACATGCAAGACGCTTGGTGATCGATACGGACGATCGGCCGAGGCGATCCGCCAATTGATCATCCGCAACACCGAGGGAAGCAATGGGCGCGCCCCCCTGCCGACGCGAACCGCGAGAGAGCGCCAGCTGCCTAGGGGTGTACTTTCACCGAAACAGATTCAGGCGGTCGAAGACCTGGTCAACTTGGAAACACCGCTTTCTGAGCTGCTTGAAGCGGTGGCCGCACATTACGCGCGGCGCGCGGCGCGCTGCTCCGTGTCGGTTCACCCGCGCGATAGGGCCGAGTGGCGCGCGCGCGGCGGCCTAGAAGGCAAGGTGGTGCGGCGGGAGAGGAACCTCAGTATTCGGCTGATGGCACTCGAGGGGATTTCAGCACCCAAGATTGCCGAGCGTTGCGGCTTGACCACGAGGAGGGTGAGGCAGATTCTCGATTCCAAAGGTCGGGACTGCAGAGCGTTCTAGGCGAACGTTCTGCATCCTGCGCGCGGAAATTTTCGCCTGAGCAATCCAAGTGACGCTTCCGAGCAATCCAAATGACGCGTTACAATGGATTTGGTCGAAGGAAGTAGTGTCACTGCTGCCTAACACCTGAGTTAAGCCGCGCCGCGAAGCGGCGTCGGCTTGGACGAATTGTTAGAGGGCGTCTCGGTAGATGCCGGCTGCATGA